GCCTGTTGGAGTGGCCCCGGCTTCTCTAAGAACCCAGGTACCGAGTGTAACTGACACCATTTATAATGGCGTACGTAGCGTACACAGAGATGTGGACACTACTACACTCTCCGGAAGGAAGTATACCTCCCGGGGAAGTTCGAGACGTTTGACCGTCCCGGACGCCCATTCTCCGAGTTTCTCGGATAGGGCAATGACGTCCAGAGGAGCAACTGCCTCATAGACGCCATCGAAGCACTGGAATAAATTTGATTCCAGCCTTCTCTCCCTTACTTTCCATGGTAATACGTCATACGCGTTACTTTTATATGGATTCTCGCCATGCCGGCGAGACACTTCAGGAGCTAACATATTCCTGAAGAGGTAAGGTCGGTCGATCATGTTAATAGCATCATCAACCGTAATCAGTCCATTGCGCTTCGCAATGGTAACTTTATCTGAGAACCGGAGATGACTCCAGTCCTCATCTGGTACTCCAGCTAAGAGCTGAAGACCAGAATCATCCACCCCGAGTGTTAACTCGGCATTGGATAGAATTTCTTTGACCTGATCTTGGATTAGGTCGGAAGAGACCCCTCTTGCCCTCGCATTCGTGGCGAAAGTCGCCAACGTGCGAGATACCAGGAGGTTATGCTTGCCGTCAAGGGTGTCCTTGACAGCACGCAGCCGGAGATCAGTCATAGACTGAAAAATCCTGCTCAACTCTGTCTTAGACAGGTGGAGCGCGGGAGATTCAACACCTCCCAGTTTAACTGGGAGGTACCGAATCGCCAGATCCGATGGAAGAAAAGCTTCCATCCGATCCTCGAATCGGGCTGAGACCACTGGAGCCAGTGCCTCGAACCCACCTCCGAGCCATGTCAGCATGCCATGCACCTGACGCGCCTTGCCAATGGCAGGGTTTGGCTCGTCTTTCCCCTCGTGCTCCTTAGCACACGGGGAAAGTAGCCTCACTTTCATCGAATCGATGTGAGGATGCCGAAGATAGGGCCGTTTGTCGAGAGGTAAAACCTCCCCCCAAATTTCCTCGTCTTCGAGCCCTACCGTGAGGTACATTTCCTCACAGTAGAACGCACCTATCGAACTTAAAAAGTTCTGAGACCATGATACGGACATTCCGTTTAAATCATGGTTCTGCGTAATACGCAGAAGGTAAGCCTTTGGACCCTGACCGATGTGGTCGTCTCCAGAGCAAGCGAAGTGTCGCCACTTAGTGGCGGCGCCCCCCTTGCTCCGCCGCAGACGGGAATAGAATTCCTCGTCTGTGGCGTCCAGCATGCCAAGCTGGAAGCGAATAAAGGCCTCCGACTCTGCACAAAGGTTGTGCATAGTCAGTACCAGTTTCGCCCCGGGGTCTCCCATTAGGATACCGCGGATAGTGACACGGTCCAGATAATTATCTAGATCGTTCTCGTAGCGTCGACCAGAGCATAGTAGCTCAGTCGCCGCGCGGAGATATTGGGAGTCTTCTCCCAATCCCTCCAATAGTCCTTCTATCATTACGGTAGAATACTCATGGGTACAGAAATCTGTAGCCGTGGTAAGGTCACTACTTAAATTGTAGGTTTGACCGGACCGACAAGGACCTGCGTTTCGCAGGCCCTTGACCCACTCGTAACACTGCCATCCACGGGTCAAACCCGCGGTGGCAGAGGGGTGGAGTTTTACCATACCTAGTAGGTGATGGGAAAACGGTTGGAGAAACATTGTAAGACAATCTTCGCCAACAGTGATGACTCGGGACTTTGCCCCGGGTTCACCAATCGCGCTCGCTCTAATCGAGGGAGGCGTCGGACCTTTTCCTAAAAGGTTCTTTGAAATGAACGGGTCTCCCTTCAGAATCTTATTCTGAAGGCAGTCTTCGATTGACCACTGCAGAAGCTGCAGTCCGGTCACATCGTCCAGTCCATACAAAGGATCCTCGTATTTGAAATTTTCAAAATCGAGGACGAAGTCTTCGGCGGATTCACCGAATTCTCGGGTCTCATCATACACAGGGGTGTCCCTGCACATGGTGGTCCATCTTGGCTTACCGGCTAAAAGCCGGTAAGGCGAGCCAAACCAGGTCGTCTCATAGACGTCCCGGTCTGGAATAAAAGTAGCCCAGCGTCTGAACTTTTCAGACACTTCGGCCGCCCTTCCTCCTTCTTTCACCGACGAGTCTATACTTGCCGATGATGTGAGCGAAAGGTGTCCCAGCGATTTAAAATTCGCCGGGAGCTGTTTTTTTACGAATCGGCCTATAAGGACCGACAGCCTGCGGAGAATCTCCGTACGCGATTTCGTAATTGACGGGGGAGTAAATAAGGTCTCTGCGTGCTTACGTAGAGACTGCTCTCGCGTCTTCTTTCCACCGGCAGGGAAACCCCTGCTGGTGACTAGGTGTGCCAGTCGAGTTGCCTCGGCCTTAGAACCTAGACCTCTGTCCCAGACTGGTAACAGCCAGGGGCACAAGTTCCGCCAAATTGGCGGAAGTTGCGAGAGGGAATCCCTCTCGGAACCGAACCCAGGAAAATCCTGAGGTCCGCGAGGTGGGTCGGTCTCTGACCGAACCGCCTTCCACTTTAGGAGTGCGGCAAATGCCTTCCACTCCTTGGTCGCATGGTCACAATTGACCACTGCAGCCGAATATGACCACTTCATCAATTTGGTGAAGTCGTCGGAGTTGTACCAGGAACGGACAGACTCCGGTGTAGAGGTTAGAAGGTTATCCTTCACGCACTCTACAAAGTTACTAACCCGTTTGAGTTGGTAACGATTCATCGTGGAGATTTTCTCCACAATAGCCGCACTGAGGTACGGAACAATCTTCCGTACCCGAGCACGTCTCTTCCGCAAGGGTTCCTCCTTGCCGAAGTGACCTAATCCCTTAATCAATGATTTAGGGAGATAGATATCCAACGACCGGGCCAAGCCCGGCAAGTTGGACCCGGGATCTAACGATCCCGGAAGTTGACATTGGTCCTTCGGTAAATCTGAAGCCTGA